TGTTTCGTCAATCCTTCTAATACTTTAAAAACAGCAGTCCCGCGCCTTGGCAATATCATTTTTTTAACCTTTCTTTATTTGTTTACCGACAATTATTGCAACATTTCCATAAATTATGCAACTTTTTTGTATTTTGTCGCATATTTGCCACAAATTATATAAATGCACAAAACTCATAAATAATACTTGCACCCAATTCAATTATTCAATAATATAACTACATACCGCAGCACATTGCAGCGGATTCAACGTGAGGAACTAACCATGAAATATGCAAACCATTATGGCTACAGCGACGTAACACCGTATGAAGTAATTCGCGTTGTTAGCGACAAAACTATTGAGATACGCGAAATGGATGCGGTACGCGATGAATCAATAAAATTGGAATGGGTAGCTGGTGGTTTTTCTGGTCATTGCACGAATCAACGCGAACAAGAATGGTTTATTACTAGCGACGATAAAGCACCAGTAATTCGCATTCGTTTGGGCAAAAATGGATGGAAAGACAAATTTGGTCGCAGGTTTGAATTAGCTGCTGAACCAGTTAAATTTTACGATTACAACTTTTAATTGTTAACGCCCCGCAAGGGGCATATTCAAAGCGAGGAAAATATGCAAATTACACAAACAAACGATTTTCAAATTGCAGTCATTAACGAATTTGGCGAAACGCTGCAAACTTTTGATCAATGCGATAAAGATTGCGCTTATGATTTTTTTCTTTTATGCCTTACACCAGAACAACGCAAAGAAGAAAATGAACGTATTCTTGATTTAGAAGTTTATGCAGCAATTGCCGCTGAAGAAGCAGCAAACCGCCAACTTTCGTCTGATCATTATTCTAGTTGGTAAATAATGCGTTTTTGGATATATGACGAAGAAGGCAAACTATTCCGCAAGTTTGCTTTTAAAGTCGAAGCACAAAACTTTTTGCAAGATGGTTGGAAATTGGTTGTACAACCCAAACCAGCAAAACCTACCGTTGAAACTCATGGTGAAGCACTTTATTAAAGCGAGGAAATATGAAATTCCAAATATTTGCAACTGATGACTGGTTAGCTAAAAACCCAAAAGTAATGGCATTTTGTTCTGTGGTATTGTTTATTTTGCTTTGTTACTTGGAAGAAATATTATGAACATTTCACAAGCTGATTTATACGTATACACACCAGCTACCACTGACGTGACTATTCGTTGGAAACTCAAAGGTTGGATACCGCCAACGCAAGACCCTGAATTTCAAAAAAAATGGGCAATGATTCGTCGCATTTCTGCCGCTGGCATTGAATCATTAAATTCGCATAGTCCTAATTCAATATTAAATGAAGAACAATAAATGACAACTAATACAAAACAAATTGCCGCAGCTTTTGTTAAAGCGCAATCACAATTTGGTGTGGCACTTAAAAATAGCCGTAATCCTCATTTAAAGACCCGATACGCTGATTTGGCATCTTGTCTTGAGGCAGTTATAGACGCCCTAAATAAAAATGGCATAGCCTTAATGCAGCATTCTCATGCGGTTGATTCTGGCATTTCTATTGAAACAATTTTTTTGCACGAATCAGGCGAAGAATTGCGCTCAGGAACTTTATGGTTGCCAGCCCCGAAACAAGATCCGCAAGGTTATGGATCAGCTTTAACTTATGCCCGCCGCTATAGCCTTATGAGTGCCGCAGGTATAGCTGCATCAGATATTGATGATGATGGTCATGCAGCTATTAAACCGGATGAAATTGGGGCATTGCCTGATCGCGTAATGGCAGATTTTATTGCCGCATTTCATGCTTCAGCAGATATACAAGAACTTCAAACAACTTATCAAAATGCTTATCGAGCCGCACAAGGGGCAAATGATCAACCTGCCATTCAAACATTTACTAAACTTAAAGATACATTGAAAGCAAAATTTGATAAAAGGGATGATCTAAAATGAATATTGCCTTATACCAATTAGCAGATCAATACTTACAAATTCTTGATAAAACAGATGAGGCAGAAAATGATGATGCTCTTAATCTTTTGCTTGATTCTATTGCTGGCGATATAAATGAAAAAGCCACCAATGTTGCAATGTATATTCGCAATCTTGAGGCAAGCGCAGAATCAATTAAAGCAGCAGAAAAGCAAATGGCAGATAGACGCAAGGCATTGGAATCTAAATCTGATCGCATCAAACAATATTTGCTAGAAAATATGATTCGCACTCGCATTTCTAAAATTGAATGCCCATATTTTTCTATTTCTGTACGCGATAATCCCGAATCATTGGTTGTTGATATTGCGGCACAAATTCCAGATGAATATTATAAACAACCGCCACCACCAGAAAAAGTGCTGGATAAAGTTTTGTTAAAAAAAGATATGAAAGAAGGTTTAATTGTGGATGGATGCCGATTAGAACGCAAACAACGTATTGAAATTAAGTGAAAATATATGAAAAGCACAGATAAAGCGTATCTACTCAGCATTTATTTATATTTTGTAAGTGCTGCATTTTTTGGTATTTGGATTAGTTTAATTATTAGTATTGTTAAATTTTTGTGTTTCTAAGGAAATAAAATGAGTGTAAATAAAGTTATATTAATTGGTCGTGTTGGGCAAGACCCTGAGCTACGTTATACAAGCACAGGCGATGCCGTTATTAATCTTTCCTTGGCAACTACTGAAACATGGAAAAATAAAGCTGGTGAAAAACAGGAAGCAACTGAATGGCATCGAGTTAATTTTTTTGGTAAGCCAGCAGAAATTATTGGCAAATATGTTCGTAAAGGATCGCAACTTTATGTTGAAGGAAAAATCAAAACCAAGAAATACACCGATAAACAAGGCATCGAAAAATATGCTTTTGAAATTCAATCGGATGCATTTAAATTGATTGGCAGCAAACCTGATGATTCACAAAAGCAAGCAACAAAAGAAGCAACCCCAATTTATGATGATATGAACGACAAAATTCCATTTTAAAAAGGAAAAATAATGAAATATTTACTTGCAGTATACCTAGTATTAACAGCAACATTTGCCTATGCATCATGCACTTATCACACATATCAACAAAATGGTCGGTTTGTTACTTGCACAACCTGTTGTTATGGTAATAGCTGCACAACCAACTGTTACTAAGTTTATGGGCGAAAGCGGATGCTGAAACTACCTAGACCGGCCGGGAGCATAGCCAGACGCAGCGAGTAGCCCACCCTTTTCATAGTGAGAAAATATGATTGATGATGATGAAGTACACAATGCATTAGAGTATTTGCGAACAAATGCGCCAGTTGCCGCACAATCCAAAGCAAATAAAATTTACATGGAAGAATACAGAAAGGTAATTAAAGCTGATCTGGTTATTAAATGTGTAAATATGACGATTTTGGAAAAGGAATCTTATGCATACTCCCATCAATCTTATAAAAATCATCTTGAAGCATTAAAGCAAGCCGTTTATCAAGATGAATTGAGCCGGTGGGGAATGGTGGCAGCAACATCAAAAATTGAAGCATGGCGAACTTACAACGCGAATAAACGTGGCGAAGGAAAATTATAATGAACTTAATACAAGATAAAATAAATCAGAACAAAGAAATATTTTCGCCTGAGTTTATTGAATGGTTTCCAAACAATATGCACGTATGGCATTCATTTGTGATTGAAACATTTAAAGTGCATCAAAAAGGTTTTAAGCATTATTCAGCCAGAACAATCATCCATGTTTTGCGGCATCATTCCGCCGTATCAGAAAATGGCAATCAATGGAAAATCAACGATCATCATTCACCATACCTTGCAAGATTGTTTGATCTTGTTTATCCGCATAAAGCAGGTTTATTTGAATATAGAAACGTGAAAGGCAATAAAAATGAATTGCCCTAAATGCAAAAATAAATCTTTTGTTTTAGAAACGCGAAATAAAGATTTGTTTATTACAAGACGTTATGAATGCACATTTTGCAAGCAAAGATTTACTACGCATGAAATGTTGTACATGGTTGGCGCTAGAACAAAAGGATCATCAAGTCAGCATATGAAAAACATGAGAAAAAATGCAAAAAGACACGATAGCGTAAAGGAGCAATAATGAAAAAAGATGATTTTATTGAATTAGTCAAAAGCACAAATTTTGACGAAGGAACCAAGCAATTATTTATGACCAGTTATTTTATTGGATACGATCAAGGCAAAATAGAAACATTAAAAGAAGTAATTGAACGCATGGATTATTCTGAAATTTTGAGGGAATTAAAATGAAAACTCCGAAAGAATTAGATATTGTTCGTCGGCATGAAATGTTTGACGATACGCCGTTGGTTATTAAAATTTTACATGATGGCAAAATGCCTGAAATATCCCGACACATTCATAAAATGTATATTTACCAAAAGCATTTAATTGCTGAAGTTCGAAAACTACGCAGAGAATTAAAAGGTAAATAATGATTACTTTTACACGCGAAGAAGCGGAGCAGGTTCTGAATGACTTGGAAGGGGAAATTCCATTCTATTCGGAAAACGACTGCAATACGCCTGAATGGATTACCAATGCAATCGAACTACTCCGCGCCAGACTAAGCGAACCTGAACCGGAGCCGGTGGCGTGGTTTATAGAAGGCACTTTTATGGACGGCACACCATCGTTTATTCAAGTTTGTGAAACAGACCCAGAGTTTTATACGCCACTTTACACCTCCCCACCACAGCGCGAGCCTGAACCGGAGCCGGTGGCAGTTGTTGATGCCAACGATGAAGGCTACTGGGCAGACATACTACCTGATCGTAATGTAAAAGTTGGGCAGTTGCTCTACACCTCCCCACCACAGCGTGACGAAGCGTCAGCTAAAGCTGCCGAATGGGTAGGGCTGACGGATGAGGAAAGAACTTTTATTGCATGGGAGTCAAACAATGGGACGCATTGCGTTGCCATGACAGAAGCCAAACTAAAGGAGAAGAACGGTGGATGAAGTTAACAGACCGGCACACTACGTAGATGGTGGCATTGAGACGATTGATTTTATTGAAGCTAAAAAACTAGGCTTTAATCTAGGCAATGCAGTTAAGTACATAAGTCGTGCAGGTAAGAAAGGCAATCGTTTGCAGGACTTACAGAAAGCGCAGTGGTATCTAGCCAGAGAAATTGATAGTGAGATAGTAAACAATGGATAAGTTTCAACAAGCCACGACAGACCAGCTTTACTTCCGTGATCCAGACGTTGAGCCACCACCACGCGGTACAAGTATGCTTTTATTAAATCCGGGTGGCGTTTGTATCGTTGGCGTATGGTCTGACGATTGCATTGGTTGGTGTCCAAAGCCTAAGATACCAAAAACATTAAAGGAAAAAAAATGAATTCGTTTAATATTGTTGAATTGGATGTAATACGTTGGGGCGAAGCAAGGGGAATTATAGAAAACAGCACAAGCGCAGCACAAGTAATTAAAACTCAAGAGGAAGTGCAAGAATTAGTTGATGCAATTGCAGCTAAAAATAAAGATGAAATTATTGATGCAATTGGCGATGTAATGGTAACTTTAACAATGATTGCAGCTATTGAAGATGTGCCGCTAGTAGAGTGTTATTACCATGCATATCAACAAATCAAAAATAGAAAAGGTTATTTAAATAAAGATGGAATTTTTATTAAAGAATAATTATGTGCCAGCCGACCCAAGCCCACAAGGAATACGCTATTGCACAAATTGCGGATTGAATAGAAATTCTGTGGGTGGGTATTGGAAAATAATCAACAAAGGCAATCAACGCCGTTGGGTTTGCAAACCTTGTACAGAAATTAAATTTAAGTAAGGTAAAGGGCGCGTTCATCATTGCGCCTATTTACTAACCCTTTTAAAACTTTGCCATTTGCTTTTGTGTATTTTAAAAATTCATCCGCTGCGCCAATGTGATCACCTCGATTATGTTTTTGTCTAAGTGTACTTCGTTGCAAAGTTCCTAACCCAACATTAAAACTAAAAGAAATAAGTGCATCTAAACGTGATTGAGTAAGATCAAAAAAACAATATTTGCGAACGCCAAATTCAAACCTTGCTAAATCTTTAATAAGAATTTCATCAACTTCTTGCCTTGTAAAAATTCTATTATCTTCAGGCTTTAATTGAAATTGAAGTCTATCTTCTATTTTCATTTTGCCTTGTTCTGGATAAAGCACATGACCTGTTCCAATAGTCCATAAATGTGCCGGGCATCGGTATGGCTTTAACTTTGTGCCTTCATGATGTTTTATGCATTCAAGAGCTTTTTTGCTAATTTGCATGGCGACACCTATTAAAATGCCATCTTCCCATAGCACCCTCTCCCCCAACAACATTGCAGTATGGACATTGAACCTGCTTCCTACTTGACCCTTTAGCTATAGGACTAGAATTACCTTTTGCAGCCGCAGATAATTTTTTTCTGTGAGTTTCGGAAAATATAACTTTTTTACCAAACATTGGGTTTTTATTACCTAGTTTTGCAGCAGCTATATTGGCGCAATATTCAGCAGAACGGATTTTACCTTTTGGTGATGGAGGCATATTACCGCCACAAGCTATGTTCCATCCAATATTAGGAAATGGTCGCAATATATACTCAATCCATTCAGCAGTTTTTTTATCTAATCCTGAAGCAATAATAGATTTATTAATTGTTAAATTATATTTTTCCAATGCAAAACGCAAATGCAAATTTTTATTTTTTTTACATTTTTCATGTTGCTTCATACGCAATTTAAAATTATTGGTAATGCCAATATAACCAGTATTTAAATTAGACTCATTATGTATATGATAAACCGTATATGTCATTTGCCAAATGCCCTGCCGCCAAAATGAAAACTTATAATTGCTGCAAACAATGCTTGTGTTTCATCATCCCAAAGTTGATTGGCTAATACGTTAAAATCTATTCCGCTAGTTAAGCCTTTGTAAGCCAACACACTATCAATGCCAAGCAAAAGAAAAAAGAAACCGTAAGTGATAACTGGTCGCACACTTGCTCGCAAATCTTTCATCCATTGGCTAGTGCCTTCATTAAGGCTTGTATCATGAGCATATATAGCCGCCATTTCAGCTTGTTGAGCACCAATTAAAGTTTGCCTATCATCTGAATTAGTTTGCGTTCGTATTTCATCAAGTTTAATTTCTTCAATGTGTTGTTGTGCAATATAACCAGCAGCCGCTAATTGCAATTCTCGATCTGTTTGCATTTGCGCTAGTTTTAATTCATGTGACTTATCTTGTTTGTCTTGAAAAAAATCAAGTATTTTAGGCAAGCCACCCATTAAAAATGAAACAAATGTTGAAAAAATAGTCAGCATTATTCCCCCCGAATTTCAATCAATATCTTTGCGCGTAACTCACGCATTTTTTTTATTTCTAACATGGCTGCATTGGTTGCATTGTTCATATCCATATACATAATTCCCATTACTGGCAAAGCCACAATCAACACAATGCACATAACAATGAGGGAGATGAGTAAAGTAAACGGTATGTGTGGCTGGTTCGAATTAGGATCATTAGGCATAGGAACCACATTATTATAAATAGTGCCGCGAGAATTGATGTCATTTGCTCCGCGATTTTTCTTTTTATATTTGCCTGTCGAGATTTTGCTGCCCTTTGTTTATATAATTCTAGCCTTTGAATCTCTGCGCGTTCCGTTTTTATTTTGTCGCGCATTATTTCAAACTCTGACCAAATCGCACCAAATTCTGGTGGTGCTGAATATACGAGCATTTCACGCAATTCGGTTTCTAACCGCAACATTTCTTTTTGCGCCATGATCCTATTAAATGCTTCTTGATTAATAGATAACTCAGGATCACGCGATTTTTTAACTTTTAATTCTTCCTCATGAACTTGTTTTTCAAGCTGTTCATGCGCTTTAAAAAAGCTGCTTAAATGTTTACTAATGTCTGCAACAACATCTTTGGCTTGCCCATACGCATCAACCAATTCCATACCATCTGCTTTTGCAGATTGATAAAACTCGCAACCCTGACGAATAGCCGCCGCAGCTAATTTTGCACCAGCAAGAATTGTAAGCGGATCAATTTTTTATTCCTCTTTATTTGCTTTTGTGCTTTCTTTGGCAATTTTTAAATGCTGATGTTTGTACCATGTTGAAATAATTAAACCAATGAACGCAATTAGCACACCACTCAAAGCAGCAAATTCATTTGCGCTAAGTCCAAAGATTATGGCAGTCGCTGAACCGCCATACGTTGCTGCCGTAGCAGATTTAATTAGAATGTTTTCATTCATTTTAATTCTTTAAGTTGATGTGTTTTCAACTTGAGATTCTACGCGAACATCATTCCAAATTCCATTGTCATATTTCCAGCCAATTCCAACTGATAAACCTTGTATACAAACAACATAACAA